GAATGGTGCAGTGGCTCCGAGAATGCCGCCAGCCTGTGCAGCACCCTGCTGCTGAAGCAGATTGGAGATGTTGCCACCCATCGCCTGACCCATCGTACCAACGCCGACAGCGGACTGCTGGCCCAGCGACGTCATGCCCCCGAGGCGAGAATACTGCTGGTTGATGGCTTCCTGAAGCAGCGCGGGACGGAACTGAGCAAGCCCCGCCTGCAAGTTGCCACCGCGAAGGCCACCCGTCGCACCGGCACGCTGCAGCATGGCTCGCTCGCCCTGTTCGATCTGGCTTTGGAAGAACGGGCTGCGCTCGATCTGGCGGATTGCCTGCTGCTGTGCGCCTGCGCCACCGAGGCCCAGCAGCGCTTGCTGCGCTTCGAGCGCCGGGGTACCGACCTCGACGTAGGGTGACAACAGCCTGCGAATCTCGTCGAACTGGCGGCGCTGTTCTTCGATGCCCGCTTGAGCGGCTTGCGATTGTGCGTCTGCGGCCTTGCTCGCGGACCGCGACTGCATCGCGCCACCGATGAGTGACGAACCAGCGAGAGTGCCGGTAACTGGATCAGGCATTGCCGAACTCCTTCATATAGTCGTCCAGCGACTCCCCATACAACCCTAGTACCTTGTTTGATACCGCCGTTGCAGCAGCAGGACCATGGACAAGTTGCACCGTCAGCAGCACGACGTCGTAGTACCCGGCTCGCCAGACAAACGACCTTGCATCAGCAGCACCGGCACGCTCTTGTCGGTCACTTGCCTGCCACTTGAGGATCGCAACCGACAAGGCCGAGAGCAGCGCCGCCGCATGTTGCGCGAAGAACGGGTTCTGCGGCATGGCGACCAGGGTGTTCCAGATCGTCGCATCCAGATCGTCGCGCTTGACGGCATCGTTGTCAGCGTAGTCGTCGAACGTCTGGATCGCTTGCCATAGCATGAGCAGCCACTCCTGCGCGGCAGGCGGCAACATCAGCGACGCGAAGTGAGACCGTAGCGAGTCGACCATGACGTCCTCAGAGGCAGCCGGAAGCCACGAACTCGGCGGCGTCATTGTATGCCTCAAGTGATCTCTCGACCAGACACCCGCAGCGTCAACGCCGATGCGGCGCTGGCGATGGTGCTGATGATGCCACCGGGTTCGAGTACCTGGCCGACCAGTTCGGGGCAGTTGTAGGTCTCCCCGGGCACCACGGCGCGGTCGTCGATCATCAGGTTCGCGTTCCCCGGCGACCCGCCACTCGTGACGAGGTTGACGCTGAACGTGCGGTTCACGGTGTCCGTGTTCACCACGGTGGCCTTGTCGATGATGGTCTTGGTGCTCGCGGGAGCGGTGTACTGAGTCGTCTGCGTGTTCGCCATCTGGAGAGGCGCGACGAGGACTTTGACGGTGACGGTCATTACTGGACTCCTTGAATGTTGTTGCTCACGGTCAAGATCACGCTCGGGATGCCAGGATGCGGCGCACTTGCCGCAGTTGCCTCTAGTCGCACGCCGAGGTCGGTTACCGAGAACATGAGTTCGACGTAATCATTCGCCTTGAGGTTGAAGAAGTAGTTCAGAGCGAGGAACACTTCGGCGTTGTTGCCTTGGATGCGCACCTGAGAGGCCGAGTTTGTCACATCGACCCCGTTGAGCCTGAACCAGAGGTAGAACTCGTGGGCCACGGAAACAGTGCTGTCGAGCTGGATCGAGGTCTGGAAGTTGTAGACGCCCTCGGTGTCCACAATGACCTGCGAGGTCGTCGTGCCAATGCGCACGCCGCTGCTCAGGTCGGTCGTGTTGAACGTGATCGCCTTGGCCGTGTTGATGGCGGTTGCCGTCTGCGTGGTGGTGTCGTAGAACGAGCCGTAGCGCGCCCGCTTGAACTCGCGGGGCGGGGGTGCCGACTGCAGCGCATCGACCTGTTTGCGCAGATCGTCAATCTGCGTGACGAGTTGCGCGATGCGCGGATCATCGAGCGCATCGACCGGCTGCTCGACTCGCGGGACGCTGAGTTCGATCTCCCGGCGCAGCTTCTCCACCGCATCCAGTGCCTCACCGGCCTTGTTCTCGGCGGTGGCGAGAGTGAGGATGATGTCGGCGAGGGTGGTTGGCTCCAGTTGCTCGACGTCCGTGAACAGACGCTCGAACTGGCGGATCGCCTCGTGGTCCTTGAGGAAGGACGCGAGTTGGTCTCGACCGATCCTGAGCCGTCCGGTAGCCATCAGTACGCCAGAGGTTCGACGCGAATCTCAAGGTTCATGGCCGACAAGTGAGAGTCGGAATCACCTTGGAACCGCTGGACGCGCCAATTGCGCATGAAGCCCTGCTGACGCCAAACCAGGCGCTTCTCACGGTTGCCCGTGCTGCCGATGCGGATGTACTTCGGCTGCGACCACGAGAGCCCGTTGAGACTGTATGACGTGCTGATCTGCGGATCGACGCCGATGGCGACTCGTCCGGGGAGTGCTGTCAGTTCGAGTTCGTGGAAGATCGCACCGTTCGTCTTGTTGTAGACGATGGGCGTGCCGAACTCCCAGCGCACCTTCTGACCCCAGTGCGTGCTGATGTCGCGGTCGACGTAGCCGACGGCGTTTGACTGCGGATCGCCCGCAAACCACTTGTCGAAGCACCAGACGAAATTCTTCGCCAGGTACTGAGAGAACCCCACGACGCTGCTGGTGAGGGTGTACCAGACAGACTGCTGAAGTGCTTGGGATGAGGCTGCATCGTAGACCACCGTGCGGTCGGGCAGATGGACGTACAGCAGTTGATGGTTGCGGTCGTTGCGTGCTTCGAGCTTGACCTGGGCGAGTTGCACCTCGGTGTAGTTCAGCAGCAGGTTGTCGATCTCCTGCGTGCTGATCTTTGTGGCGGTGGCGTTGGCCCCGATGTAGATGCTCGGCGCCTCGTTGCGCCCACCGCCGAGGAAGGCAACGGATTCGAGGAAGACGCAGGACGCATGGGTGCCGATGCACCCCTTCTGGATCTGCGCACCTTCGATAGGGGCGAACGGGAAGAAGCCGCCACCCACGTTGTCGAACACCTCGATGGTGTTGCGGTTGATCGCGTAGACCTCGTTGCGCAGGCGCAACACCGCATTGATCGGGTCCGGGTCACGCTCCGATGCGTCGTAGGAGAACGGCAACGTGGCGAGCGGGTTAAGGATGTCGGTGACGAACAGGAACTGCCCATCCGTCGCCATCCAGTAGCCCTCGATCCAGCAGGCGTCAATGACCCGGCCGAGTGCGGTGTTGCGGGTCAGGGTGCCGGTTGTCGCGTTCCAGTACCACAGCGCGTTGTTCGACACGATGCCGAGCAGGTCGAAGCTGTAGTCCATCACGACGAGTTGGTCGTCTGCACCACCAACATCCCCGAGCACCGTGACGACGTTGTTCGAGGAGATGCTGACGAGCTTGCTGCCCATTACCCGGTAGTGGACGCCGTTCCAGTTGATCCCGCCGCGATCAGGACCAGGGCCGGTGACAGACTGGACAAGGCCATCCCCGGGCCGCAGGAACGAGTTCCCGGCACCGCTGTTGATCGGCGTCGGCACCATGTTGACCGGGTACGACACCCGGAGGTCGGGGCCGTTGTCGGTGTAGATGCCAGAGACGATGGGGATGGTTGTCACGTCAGCAGTTTACCTTGTAGCGACCAATGATCTCACCTGCCACGACCCTTGGCGTTGAGGCCACCCTTGGGGTTCTGGCCCTCTTTGCGCTGCCAAGCGGGGGTTTTGGGCATGGTCAGCCGATGCGATACCACGAGTTCGTCGCGGCGACGTAGCGCAGTCGGAAGTAGTCCTGCGCGTTGAGGGCGCCGGGGTTCACGATGCCGTAAACCTGGGCAGCACCGTTGAGTCCGACGGCGAGCGACGTGATCGTCTGCGTGCTGGTAATCAGCACCTCGGTGCCATCAGGCGTCGTGGTGTTCAGCGGCAGCGTGATTGTGCCAGCGGCGATGGTGCTGGCGGGCTGCAAGAGCATCCACTGCGACGCGATAGGCTGCGGGACGTCGAGGCTGAACCCCGCAAGCGGCGCGTACAGGTTCGGCACCAGTACCGGCGACGTGAAGTTGTCGGTGAAGAACTGCAAAAGCGTGTTCAGCGGCAGTCGACGAGTGTCGCCGTTCACCGGGGTGTAGACGGGCAGTTGATCACCCGACGATGCTTCCGTCAGCAGCGGTAGTTGATTGATTGTCGGCATAATCGTTGCTGTCAGTTCTGTTCGACCTTCGGCGCCTGTACCTGCGGCACCGCTTGCGCCTGAAGCTCCTGAATGAGATGGAACACCTCGACGTAAGGACGGGTGCCCAGGTAGTTCAGGATGCCGTTGACGAGGCTGATCTTCAGGCTGACGTCTTGGTCGTTCATGCGTGGCTTTCGGTGTTGGCCCACGGCAACGTCGTCTATGGGCGGCAAGCTCATGCCATCAGCTCCAGCAGACTCCAGGCCACGAACCCCGGCGCGGCAGTGACCGCCGCGTCCCACGGGTCAGGCTGACCCTCCTTGCGAATCCACTGGTTCACCTCGTAGAGGATGCCGAAGGCGGTCGTGCCGTAGGCCAGCGCGGGGCCGAGGCCGAAGAAGGTGTACACCAGCAGGTTCACCGCCGTGGCGCAGAGCCACAGCACGCCCAAGCCGAGGTGGAGGAGTTTGTCGCGTGGGATCACGGACGCTCCTCGGGCTGCACCGGATCGGTCAGGATCGCATCAGCGCGGGCCTGGGTCAGCAGGTTCTTCGCCACCAGCAAGGCCATGCCGTCCTTCGTGTTCTGCGCGTCGAGATCGACCTGGGCGGCCGCGTCGAAAACGTATTTCCACGCCTCGATGGCGGGGTCGGTCTTTGCCGCCGTGAGGATACCCACGAACTCCGCAGTCGTGAGCCTGCGCGTGAGCATCGCCACCTTGGTGATGATGTTGGGCAGAGGGGGCGGCGGTGGCGAGAAGGTGCTGCCGTCGTACAGCCAGCCTGGGCCAGCATTGCCGCAGGGCAACCATTGCCCCTCAATCACGGGAGGAAAGTCTTGCTCCACCACATTGGCGACCGTGCCGCCTTGAATCAGTGCGTACCTCATTGTCAGAACTCCTCGATGATGATGAGGCCGCCGCTGCCGTTGCCGCCGGTAGTTGTGCCAGCGGCGCCGCCTGCACCGTAGCCGGCGCCGTTGCCGCCTGTGGCGCCAGTGGTCGTCGCGCCCAGCCCGTATTGACTGTTGCCGCCTCGGGTACCACCGGTGGGGGCGGTTTCACCATCAGCGCCATAACCTTGGCCCGCCGATCCTGCGCCACCTCCGTTGCTGGCGCTGTTGTCGCCGCTGCCCCCGCTCTGCCTCAAACCGGCCAGCGTTGTCACTCCACCCGCCGAGCCGCTTGCGGCGGTGCCTCCGGACCCACCCGCGCCGACTGCGTAACTGGCAGAAGCACCGACCGACGCAAGCACCCAATGGGTGATGTTGGTCCCGGATCCGCCGCCGCCGTTGTAGTTGCTACCCGAGCCACCCGACGCGCCGCCACCGCCGCCGACCAGCGTGACGCGGGCGAGCGTGGCCGATGTCAGGAACGTGTGCGTGCCCGTTCCGGAGGTGTATGTCGTGGTTCTGCTCGGCTTGCTGCCTATAAATTGACTAAAGTTACTCATATGAACGTCCAGCCGATGGTCGAGTTGATATAGCGGAGCTGGATCGCGGCGTAGGCAGCGTCCAGCGTGAGGTCTTCAGAGAGGCTTTGAATATTGTTGCCGTTACGAGCCACGACATTTGTGGTCAGCCCGTTACCCACCGTGACCCAGATCAGCTCGCCCGCCGCAGGGGATGCAGGCAATGTTAGCGTTGTTGCCGCTACATTGGTCAGCACGTAATGATTGTCAGCAACAGCGGTTTGTGTGGTCCCAGTAACAACATTAAGCGTCAAAGACCCTGCTGCTGCCCAGCTAGTATTTGATCCGTCTGTTGTCAGATACTTATTGGCATTGCTACCCTGCGACGGCAGTAGCGCATTCAGCGCAGCGTTCGCAGTTGTGTGGCCCGTGCCGCCCTGCTCAATCGTAACCGCAGCGCCCGTGGTCAGGATGGTTCCCGAGTTGTCGGGCAGCGTCAGCGCGTGCGACGCAGTCAGCGTGGTCGGGGAGATCGTGACGCGGAAACTGCTCGAGCCGCCCGCTCGGCCGTTGATGACCACGCCGTCCTGCGTCGTAGTCGTTGAAGCAAGAAAAAGCTGGCCGCTTGCGTTGCCGAATGTGTTGACGCCCGAAAAGGTCTTCGTCCCGCCGATGGTCTGGTTGCCGACCGTGTAGACCCCGTTCGTGACGCTGCCGGCATTTCCAGTGATG